ACCAATCAAGTATGCCTGTGGACAGACTTTATTCTGCTATTGAGCAGTTTAAAGCTATTGTAACTTCTAAACCTCCTAAATTTTCTGCAGTTGCAAGAGAAGACTCTGATAACAAAATTGCAACTGTTTGGAGAACTATACTTGAATATATATGGGATATATCTGATGGAGACGAAGTATTTAAACAGGCTATCCATGATTACTCTGTTACTGGATTAGGATATTTTTATGCTTATTTAGATAAAGAATCTGATTATGGTAGAGGTGAAGTTAAGTTTACTCATATAAATCCATTTAGAGTTGCGGTTGACCCTAATGCAAGGCATCGTTATTTTGATGATGCTACAGGTATAATGGTATCTACTTTATTCACAAAAATGCAATTATCTGATTTATATCCAGAATTATCTGAAATACAAGAAGGACAAACTAAACCTCTTATTGATTTAATTGAAGGTGATTTTGATGACGAAGACTTTCCAAGTCCTTCAAATACAAGAGTTAAAGGAAGTTATACTCCTGATGTTATAAAAGATGCTGACCATGGTGAAGGTAGCGAAAAATATAGACTAATAGAGTATTATTCAAAATTTAAAATAAATTATTATAGAGTTATCAATTTAGTAGAAGAAACAACAAAAATACTTTCTCCTGAACAATTTCAAGCTATTATTCAAGACCCCGTTAATGGGCCTATATTTATGAGAGCTGTAAAAAAGGGAGAAATTCAATATGTTGAAATTCCTCAAACAAGAATTAAATTAACATGTATCCTCGGTCAAATTATATTATATGAAAGAATATTAGAAACAGATATATTTCCTATTATCCCTGTCCCCAATATATGGACAAATACTCCATATCCAATGAGCGATGTTAGGAAAAATAAAGATTTTCAAAGATTTTTAAATAAAACAATG